TGATGATATAAGAGAAGTTTTACAAACAGAAGCAGCAATGACTGCTATGAAATTAAATGAGAAGAAAGCTACTGGACAAAAATCTGATAAATTAAAAGTTTTTGGAAAGGGCGGAGTTAAAGAATACTCATCTTTCGACGAATTAGATAAAGCGCTTATCAATAAAGAAATAACTCCGATGGAACGTCGAAACGCAATAAAATTTTTTCAGAAAGAAAACCCTGAAGCGTATCAGAAAGAATTTGAAAGAAGAGAGAAAAAAGACGTCACAGCTAAAATGGATGATGGCCAAGTAGGTGCAATGCAACCAGCTGCAGCAGAAGGACAGTTAAGTTCAGATCCTCAAATGGATCAAGACATAAAGGCTCAAAGAAAGAGAGCTGCTGAAGTTACACCAAGTAGACCAAGTTCTAAATCTGGTGAATTAAGTAATTCTAGTTTAGAGTATAATGATCTAACAAGAGAAGCTGCTCAACCTAAACCAACACCAGCACCTGTAATTATGAACAACTCTAGTAACAACTCTACAACTAAGATAATGCCAATGAAAGCGGACCCAAGACCAAGTGATCGAGGATCCGCTTTTGAGAGACATATTGAAAGAACTAGCGCTTATTAATCGTCGTTTGCTAACTTAGCAAAGTACGATAAACTTTCATCATTATCATCGAGGTCTATTTCTGGCATCTTTGCTTTAGGAGTAGGCTTCGATTGTTCGAACTCAACTTCCTCAGCTCGAGCCATAGCAGCACCAGAACCCGATAGTACTGTTTCCAGCTTAGCTTTCAGTTCATCGTAAGTCTTAAAGTTCTTAGGATCTAGAAACTCTTGCAACGAGTGCTGCTTGTTCCAAATTGTTTCCATCTCATCGTCGTCAGCCAAAGCTGTAACAGAATCAAACGTCGACTTATCGTAGTTACGATATCCTTCAACATTACGAATCTTAACTTTGAAGTTAGCACCCTTCCAGAAGTCGAAAGGATTAACTGGATCCTCGTCTTCAAACTGAGGTTGCATTACATCTTTAATCTTATCAAAGATCTTCTTGCCAAACTTGTACAAGAATACTTTACCTTCGTTCTCTGGATGAGCAGGATCTTTAACGATGTAGATATTTGCAATGTAAACTAACTTACGCTTTTGTTTACGAGCAATGTTCTTGTTATCTTCGGAACCAGAATTCCACAATTCGGAATTAAGTTCAGAAACAGGATCTTGTTTGTTTAGTGTGGTAAGCGAATTCTCGATATACCATTTACCAGTAGGACCTTGGAATGCATGATTCCAAATACGTACCCATGGTAGATCTTCGCCTTTAGGGGATGGGAGGAATCTGATAACTGCTGAACCGTTACCAGCTTTGTCTACTTCTGGTTGCCAGAAGCGTTCATCTTTGTTAGAAGAGTTACCTTCTTGTGGTGTTGCAAACTTGTCAATCGCCTTTGATAAACTATCAAATGCACGATCTTTTCTTAGTGATGTAAAATCATTCGCCATTTTTTTCTCCGTATAAAAGTATGTAAAACGTATGGATGTATATTGTATTATGTTTCTGTTTCTATGTCAACTGTGTAATCATCATCAAAATCATCTTCATCAAGATCTTTCTCATCCAAGTACTCATAAGGTTTCTTTCGATACTTATGTTCCTTGTTTTTTGATACCCTATGAATCTTTTTTTCTTTATCGAATTCTGAATCGTGTCTATACTTCATGTTACAATTATAAAATTAGTTAATATTATTCTTCATCACCATCGTCGTACTTCTCGACAGCAATGTAGGGCCAGGATGAAATTCTTTTAGTCATATGTGCTTGATTGTGGGCAAGTTTAATAATATACTTCTGTGTCTCTTTAACTTGCTCGAATAATGTCTGTAAATTGTCTTGCATAATCGCTAAGTCTTTTTCCAGCTCAATCATTCTACCGTTAGTTACGTCCAAGTCTTGTTCTAAGGATGTCATGGTACTTATTCTGATTAATGTTTAGAAATGGTGAGTATTTCTTTATCAACCTTGAAACATCAGGCCAAATAATGTTATCCGATAAGAGCCTATCTAGCTCGTCCGTGTAATTATTTAGCTTATTTAAGATCACAAGAGTTTCAATTGAAACAGCTTTCCTCAAGTACATATTAACCATTTTAGGTAACTGGCCATTTAAAGATATGAAAAAAGAGTAGTTCGTGACACCTATTTTTTCAGCTTCATATGCTATTTTATCCAAATCTTTTTGAAAAGTATATGTGATTGATTCAATTCTTTTCTTCCAAGCAATGTATGTACTGTTTGACTCACTATCAAACACACCACCCCAGCGATCACCAGAAACAAAGTTAGCTACTAGGAAATCAACTATCTCTTTGTCACTGTAGTCATTTGCAATCTTTCGAATACTAAAAAGATCCGTACGTTTAAAAAAAGCTTGCTTTGATGCTCTTACTCTACCATGTTGTTTAATTGCATCATACTGATCAGTAGTAAAGTGTAACTTCAAAGCAAGGTAGGACCTATAAACATCATATGGTTCCATAATCATAGAGGGAGACGACCTTTTGGTTTCATTAAGTTTGATTCTTCAGCTTCAATTTGTATCTTTTCTTTCAGAGACTTGGTAATTAGCTTACCAACGTTTTCAATATCTAAATCGTGATTCTTGCAGTAATCAATAATCATATCAATATACCCAATCTTCTCCTTCTGAACTCTCTCTTCAATGTACAGAGAAAACTCTACTGGTGAACGAAACCGCTTAGTCAAAATCATACTATCATTAATATCTTCAATCATGAAAAGAATATAAACCCTATAAAGAATAATTGCAAAATAAATCCTAAACCAATTGAAAAGATATTAGCCATGTTCTTCTGAATAAGAGCTTTGAGAAACATTAAAGCTAAAGTAATCCAAATAATAAAAGCTGTATCCAATGGTGGCATACGATCAGTGTAACCTGACATCATCATTAAGTACGTAGGCACAAAAGCCATGTGAAGTAAAATAACTGCAATCCAATCTAACAGATCGGTTGATACATTAGTTAGAAGAGCAGACGTCTTCTTATCAAAGAACTGTTTAAGTGTTTCTATCATACATCCCCATAAAAGATATGTCGACCAATTTTTGATATCTTAGGCTTTTTCCATTTTGGATCTACGTAGTCTGCATGGTAATAAAAAGCACGAGATATGGAAGGCAGTCTAAATCCTTCTAGTAAAACTTTCTTAGCTACTATCATTGATTCATTATAAACTTGTTTGTTGCTGATCCTATACTTTGGACCTTGTTGACAGTACCACGAGAACTGACAAATAACTTTTTCATAAACAACATTCTTCTGATAAACTACTCCACAAACATCAGAAGGCCACTTAGCATTACTTGCTCTATTTAGAGTTACCTGTGCTACTGCTACCTTACCTTCGAACGACTCATAACCGGCCTCGAAGTAAATATTGTCTGCCAAACATTTTAGTTGGCGTTCGCGCATTGACGCTGTGATTGGAGAGACATCTATACTCTCTTGTTTATAATCATCAGCCTTAGAATGAAATACTGTTAAAGTAATCATTACTGCTAAAGCTAGAGTTAAAAGTCTTAAAATACTTTTGGTAATAACCATTTCGTTCTCCTTCTTGGAGGGAATAGCAAAAGCTATCCCCTTTTCGTAAGATTACTTCTTGGTGGAAGTTTTTACATCTTGGATTTGAGAAACAAAACCATTCAAGGTCTGTGCCTTGCCAATGATTTCTGCTTCCGTGGGATAGGGTGGGAACCCTGGATGGTCTGGAGGTGTTTGTCCAGCATGTCGAGCATTTTCGACTTTAACAGTCCAGTCGCTTGATACTTGCTCTCGTTTGCCAAAGTGATCTTGCTCAAGTATTTCTTTTGCCATCTTTAAAAGTTCGAGACGGATCTCGAAAGGTGTCATATTACTCATTTAAATCTCCTGTTGTGTGTAAGTGTGTGGTAACTGATTGGGTAATAAGGACAGTTACCGAAACCCCAAGTGAGTTACGCCGCTAGGCGATCTTCACCGTAGAATGCATCGTTTGCATTTATTGTTTTGCTTGATTAACGGTCATCGCCTACCGTGTTGCCTTCTCTATTATCTCACCCTGTCGAAACCAATTCACCCCCATCATAAGTATACTTCGTCCTGCAGTACGGTCCTTTTCACAAAGAGTCGCACGGTCTGCAAATATACTTATGGTGGAGGTGGGGGTATCGAAACCCCGTCCAGAATGCCTTTACTTCAAAGGATTATACAACAATCTCTGTTCTACAGCATATTTAGCCCAAGATCCAAAAAAAGTTCCTGGATTCTCTTTGTCATACTGCGCACGTAATTCTTTAAAATTATCTATCCAAGTGTCACGTTTTTCTACAAACACTTGGCACAGCTCATCATCTACACCAATTATAACTACTAAATCAGGTACTGGTATTCCAGTTCTTTCTTCAAAAGCCACAGAATAAGCAGCGCATTGCATAAAATAGTTACCTATCCATTTCTTTTCTTTTGGCTTAGAAGCTGTCTTAAAATCAATGACAGACAATCTTCCATCATATTCCGCTATACAGTCAACTGTACCCGCTACTTTTAAATAGTCACTATAAAGAGTAGTTTCTAAGCATCTAATGTTATTTATCTTTGACAGCTCAGGTAACATTGAATCCCATATCGCCCTGTCCAACATCTCCGGAACAACGCTTTCGTTGTTAAGGTAGTTTTCACAAAGGGAATGTATCTTTGTTCCTCGTTTAGAGGCTCTGGTGGATATCTTCGTGGCTTCTTCTTCGCCAACTCTTTTTCTCCATTCCATAATAGATTGCTTGTTAAACAATCCAGTGACGGTTGTAACGCTTGGGTAGGCAAGACCCGATGGGGTTTGATATAATCTAGTACCATCGGGCTTTGTAACGCGTTCAAGTTTGGGTATATCATAGCGAATGTGATTAAACAAACATACTCCTAGTGCACGTAATTTTCTTCATAGTTCATTCTTGCAATTATATATTCTTTTACTAAAGACGATCTAACTATGTCATTTACTTGAAATTCAATTGTCCTTGCCGAAGGCATCATGTCTAAGATGACCATGAACTTCTTCAACCCCGATAAATCATTCTTCTTATATAGGTAAGTTTGTCTGAAGTCCCCACAAAAGATAAT